GATAGCGGCCGGGTGGTAAGTCGGAATGATTTTATAACCGTCCACTATATGCGTGGTCAGGATTGTGGTTCCGCGTAGCTTCGACACTCCGGTCTTGCCACACAAGGCCCAGACCGGAGTGTTGCCAAAGCCGATGATTAGGTTAGGATCGATGGCAAGGATTTCATCCCCGAGACGGTCTAGCTCTGGCAAGAAGTCCTTCCTGATATACCCCTTCTTCTTCGTCTTGCCGCCAGTGTGGATGGGATAGCCGGGGATGCCATCGGCCTTCGGGCCATAGAGGTGGGCCATGTCATTAGCAGGTGGGTGAAGATCGAAGACGTTAGTGCGGTGGACCTCGGGATGGAGTTGCCAGATAGCGTCGATGCAAAGCGGGTCGCCGGTCTGCCAGAACCGAGTGATGTAGTCGTAGTCGGCGTTGGTCATGGTTATGACCCCAGACTCGTGCAGCATCCGGAGAAGTTCGATGCCTGAGGCGCCAACGAAGGAAGAATTGATCTTGACTTCGTTAGCGCCTTTGGCTTCGCCGACTAGGAGGATGGGTTTCATAGCCGAATTTCTGAACCTATTTCCTTAGATTTACGATTGAATTTTTTAATGATTGATGTCTCTAAATCTATTCCAGCGGCGGCAGCCATTAAGTCTAGATATAAAAATGTATCTGCAAGTTCGTTGGCCAATTCGTCGAGATAATCCTCTCTGTTTCCATCTGCCAAATCCACTCGTATATTTGTGTCTAGGCGCAGTATTTTCTTTGCTGCGTTACACGCCTCACCACATTCACCCGCAAGGGCATTACCCCATTCCGCAATTGACCAAGAGTTGAGTGGATGTTCCCAGTCTTTTTCTGATCTAGCAACATTCTTCTCGCGTATATCCGTAAAGGATAGCATCATTTAAGCCTCCAAAGGTTGGGGCCCCAACCGAAGCCGGGGCCCATTCTTGTTACTGTTCGATGGCGAAGGTCTTGCCGATACGAGCAAAGAACGTCTGTCCATCTTGCGCCGCTTCGTGATGGACCACGACACCGACTGTGCAACCCGGCGTGTGCTCAATCATTTCTCGAGGCGTCTGTTCGTCGTTATCCACGTCGAAGCCACAATGTCGCAGGAAGTCTATCAAACGCCACGCGGCGTTTTCTGTGAGATAGTAGGTGTTGGGCATCGTGACATCTTGCAGTGACCTGACGTTGCCATCCGGCGCCGTCAGTGCTTCGGTCAATGCCTCCTCGTCCACCTCATCGCCGGCGGAGAGGAACTTGTGGGTGAACTCGACGAAGTCGGTCTGCTTCTTGGACGATTTGTCGTAGCGGGGAAGGCCTTGGACAAGGGTTGTGTAGGTCCCGACGGCGAGCGGTTTGGGTTTCTGGATGGTTGAAGGTGCGCGGTCGAGGATGGGTGCGAATGCTGGTGCGGCCATGTGTTAGACTTTCCTAAGTTTGGGTTTGGTTTCGATCTGTTCTCCACGCAAGACCCCGAAGAAATCCGCAAGGCCCGTTTCGATAGGATAACTTGGGGCCATTGCAAACGGCTTCGGGTTCGCGAGGTCGATCAGCGGAGTCGAGGTCGTTCTAAGTGTACGCTTTCCTCCCTTGTTTTCATACAGCGCGTATGAGTTGAAGTACTGCGGTACCTCAGAGCAAATGGCCGAGCCTATCGCTTGAGGGAATCCTTTTTTGGTGCCGTCTGGTAGGTCGAGGTAACGGACGTGCGCCATCACGATGACATTGGTCTGGAAAGAGTCGGAAGTCAGGGTGCTGAGTGCATCGATGACGGCGTTTTGGGCATCGAAGTAAACCATACGACCATCGTACTTGTTTTGGGCAAAGCCCGGTGTTAGCGGAAGCCGGAAGTCATAGGCCGAGTCCGCGAAGCGCGAGAGGGTATCGAGGACGAAGATAGTGTCGGGGCCCCAAGTGTAGGGCTTGCCATAGTCAATCTCGTTTCCATTAACGTCCTTGTACTTCCAGTGATCCATCATCTTGATGCCGTTGATAAAGGCACTAGGCGTGCCGTCGATGACGGACCCGGCAGTGGTAGGCTTGCGCTTGTCTTGGAGCGTGCGGAATTCGACGTTGCCGATCTTGTCGGGGCATTCTTTACGGACGAATTCCTTTAGTGGGTCGAGCCCGTTGTCGTAGTCAAGGATGCGGAGTTTGTACCCGACCTTGACAAGTGCCGCTAGCGATCCTGTTTTTCCAGATTTGCTATCTCCGATTAAGAGGCACTTGGTGAATTCGTTGGATTGATGGTCGGCGAGGGAGGGCATCAGACGGCCTCATAGGTTGCTTCGAATATGTCGGGTTTGCAAGGGTAGAGTTCACCCTTTACGCCTGTAATAATCCAGTCACCGGGACAGACAGTGTGTCCACCTTCTAGCGTGTCTATCCAACCATGAACGTGCATTGTTAAATCACAATGTTTACATATGCTCGTTCCTAGCATGTTTGGATGTCGGAAGTATCGAACAACGGCGCCTTCCCATCCATTCTCTTTGGCCACGACTCCTGTAATGACACGTGTTTGGCCAAGATCGAGTATTTCGCGCTGCTCTGTATAATCGTTGGGATGGTCTCCATTCTTGAACCATCGACTGGCCTCAATCACGACTGGCTTTTTTCGGTATTTGGGCATGGTGTCCTACTTTCTATAATAATGTTGATTTCGTCGCCAGAGACGTAGCTAGGCTTCTCCTCCCCGACATGTAGCGCTTCATAGCTGCCTTGAATAGTCAGGTACCAGCCCATGCCTTTCTTCTCGAACAGTGCGTCTGAACCGTAGCCCGAGACGAGAACAATCTGGTGACGTTCGAACACACGTAGTATCTTGGTAGGAATCACGTATCGTTCTTTTATCGGGGACGGAGTGGGTTCCATTTCTCTTCCTCGGGCTGTTTGATGAAGTCGCTACGCAGGAACTTTTCGCGGACTTGTGGACTCTTCGAACATACGTCTCGGAATCGGCAACCACCAAACATCGAGCAGGACGTGTCACGCATGGGCCAGTAACCTTCTGTGGCATGGGCTTCGGCCTCGCGCAGGATCACGCGAAGATCGGCAAGCCATTCGTCGAGTTGGTCTTGGGTCCGGTAGGTGAAGCCGCGGACAAAGCGCGAGGTATCGACCATAAGTTGGGCCACATTGATGATAACGCCCTTGATTGGGGAATCGAGAACGACTTGGGCCGCGATGGAGTAGAGTGACATCTGGTTGTGGGGTGCGTATTGATCGAAGTAGTAGGAGCCAGGAGTCGTCGTGGTGGTCTTGTGGTCCATGTCGAAAAGCGCGCCGGAGAACTCCACGACCTTATCGAGGTGGCCGCAGAGAAGGTAGGGTTGGGTCGGTCTAGGTGGGTCATTTATTTCTCTAACGTCTGGTCCTGTGGGTCCCCATTCCAACTCAAACCTAAAGCTCAACTCCACTGCCGGGGACCCATCTTCCATGATATAGGTCTTGGCCGCGTCGTCTTGGTACTGGTCGAGGTACCAGACCACCGTGCGGATCAACGAGTCCCGGTTCTTGTACTTGCCAGCTTTCGTGGTTGGATCAGGCTCCCAACCATGGGTCCATTGGAGAATGCCTTTAACTACTTCATGAACTGCATCATTGTGCTTGACACCTTCGGCAATCATTTCTTCGTAATATTGCAGGGCGTTGTGGTATTCTTGACCAAACCGGAGGTGGATTGACTCCTCGCGGGAAACCCAACCATCGATCATGACGTATTGGTAAAGCCGGGGACAGGATTTGAAGTAACCGAGTGAGGTTGAGTCCCAGGCGTATTGAATATCGGTACCAGGGAGGAAGGGGGATTGGACTTCGTCTTCGAACATCAAACCCTCCTCTTTAACTTCGGTTTCTCGGTCCCGGTCAGGCCTTGGATCAAGCTCGAGATGTCGATCTTCGGCCCCTTTTCCTTTGTAGGCTTCTCGCCGCTATCGACCAAAGCCCGATTGCGTCGGTGATGGGCAACGATAGCGTCGATGTCGGCCTTGGTTTGATCAAGTGGATCGAGGTTCATTAAGTCGTTGATGGCGTTAGACATGATCGTTCCTTGTGTTCACGGACATGTGCTTCGACGAGCCTCCGGACCTCTGCTGTCCATCCACGGCCGTAGATGCGTCGCATCTCTTCAATGTCGTCGTCGAAGAGAAGGAGGTTGACTTTGGTGGATGGGCGTGAGAGAGGTGGGGGCATTTTTATTCTTTCAAACGTAGTGGTGCTACATCGACAGCATCAATACGTAGTGCCCAAAAACCATCTGAACGTTGCATCCAATTTCCAAATTTGATGCTCCTTCCAGTATCGTCTTCCACCTCGACAAACCGACCGCTTTCGTGCGAAGGCGGCCCGTCAAATACAATATCGATGTGTTTTGTCATGATTCTATCTCCACCGTCTTCCGTACCAACCAAATCTCTCGGTTCTCTGGACCTTGCACCAACATGAACTTTTCCATTTCTGGATCATTGGCTTCGCGCCGGGCCCGGTACATCTCGACCCGAATCGTGTCAAGATAGGCAGGGTCGACTGGAATGGCGATGCCGTGCTCGGACAAGGTCGCGCGCTTCCAACAGGCCAAGGCCAGTTCTCTGGAGAAGAGATGGGGGAGGTCAGTCATATGCGTCTCTTAAACCCCGACGGCTGATGTTCGATCAACCTCGCCGGTCCATGTTCGATCATCTGTATCGGCTCGTGTTCGACCTGCAAGACCTCAGACAACATCTCAATCCCATCTATCTCCATATCGTACCGCTCTGCGTATAGATAAACCCTCTCGTTCTCTTCCTTGATCTTCAACACGAGCACGTCGTAGGGCGACTTCCCATTCAATGGATGATTGGAGTTGGGATAGGTCTTGGAGTTCTCGGTCCGGTTAATGTTTCGGGCCTGATGACACCGCATGCGCATATGGACGGCAGCGTTTTCGGTAGAGATCGCGACGCGTGCGCCGATAGGATCGTTGATGGCTCGATCCATGAAGTCGTAGCAATCGGCGTAAGCAAGTGGGGAATTAGAGAGACTCATTTTACCTCGATAGTCACGTCACGGCCGAGGGCGTAGATCGCACACACAAGTTTGGTAAGGCTCCAATGGTAACAGTTGTGGAGCTTAAGCTCGCTGATCTCTGACTGACCCGCGCCGATATACTCGGCAAATTGTCTCTGTGTCATGCCTTGGAGCTTCTTGAAAAAAAGAAGTTCATAGGCGAGTTTGTGCTTTAAGATGTCGACTCGGTCCAAGCGTTCTCGGGTTATGACCATTTTATATCCCTCGAATCAACCTCGTAATACTGATCCAAACTCCGTGTCTGGATCACGTACTTGAGGTTCTGATCTTGCTGGTCCTCGCGGATCAGCCATGGGTCAAGATGGATCACGATGGGAAATTCTAGGCCCTTGGCCTTGTGCCCAGTCATGAGTTTGATCGTGCCCTTCTGAGCAAACAGATGCTCGGCATAGGCCACGGCTTGGTCCAGAGTGTCCCCGAATCCAGCAAACACTTTCATCGACGCCGCAATATCCTCGGCCGTGGTTGAACCTTTCGCGAGCTTTTCTTCGGCCCACGAGTCGATGCAGTGGAGGACGGTGGACTGAGAGGAGTCACCTGGACCAAGCCTGCGCAGAATTGCAATAAGTTTTGGTCCAATGTCGCTTCCAGAAACCTGCACAGAGTGTCCAGCTGATAGAAGTTGCAGTGCAAGGCGAAAGAGCGGCGCATTGTTACGGCAGAGGAATGTGCATTCGTCAGGGATATTTCCAGCCGGTAGCTTCTCGAGGACCTCAACATGGCCACCCTCCTTAATCCATTTGAAGTTCGGCACACGCCAGCGCGCATTCTCTACGATCGCTTGCGGGCAGCGGAAACTGATCGAGAGGTGGAGTTCTTCCGCTTTGAAGCGGCTCGCAAGGGAAGCCATTCCACCTTGCATCGCGCCTCGGAACCAGTAGATGGATTGTGCGTCGTCCCCCACGCTGATAAGACGACCCCGAGCCAGCTTATCCACGAGTGCGTGATTGACGGGGTTAAGGTCTTGCGCCTCGTCAACTTTGACAAGGGGAAATTGAGGAACGATGCTGCTAAATAACGCGGGCATGTAAACTTGATCGTTATAGTCAATGTTCCCCGCGTAGGCCGCCTTGATTGAGCGGAATAGGACCGCGTCGATAAGGTCTGACGTGAAGTCGTCCGGGGTTTCGTCAAGGGCGGCGTGTAGGGTCGATTGGATGCAGAGGCGCTTGGCTTGCGGGAACTTCCCGTTCGGGATATAGCCGAGAGACTTGGCCATCCCGACCCCGCTGACCACCTCCCAGAAGCTATCCCACATAGGCGCCTGTTCTTTTCTTGGGACTTCATCGATCAAACTCCGGAGTAGGTCTTGGGTTTTCTTTGGGTTCAGCGCGAGGTTTTTGGAGATAGACCGGGCCCAAATGCGATGGCCCATGCCATTGAAGGTACGGACGGTGGTAGTGGATAGCATGCGCTTGGATGCATCGTCGGCGATCTTCCTGTTGAATGCTAGGTAGAGAATGGGTTGTTTGGAAACGACCTTCTCGATCATTTCAAGAGTGGTTGTCTTGCCGGTCCCGGCCAGTGCCGAGATAAGAATGTTGGTCTTGGTATTGGCGGCTTCGGCAAGGATGGCGAGTTGTTCATCGGTTGGGTTCATGCTTGTCCCCTCATTTTACCTTATTATACCACGAACTATTGAAAAAGTCAATGGTTTTGTTTTATCTTAACGATCTG